AAGCGGTGGTGGTGCGGCAGGTTCAACAACCGGCAACACAACATCAAACACCGAAGGCTTAACAGGATTAGCTTTATTAGAAGCTATTCAAAATAAACGAAAGTAAATTAAATTTAATAACAAAAGGTAAATAAAACATGGCAGCATTAACAATTGTAGAAGCAGCAAAACTTGAAAGTGGTTTGGAACTTCGAAGAGCAATTTCAGAACTTTATGCAGGTTCATCCGGTATTTTAGAGGTATTACCCTTTATGAATATCGCAGGTAATGCCCTGAAGCACAACCGTGAGGCAGCCTTACCGGGCGTTGGTTTCCGTGGTGTGAATGAGGCATATGATACATCAGTGGGGGTTTTGAATCCTATTGTTGATTCATTAGTAATTGCAGGTGGCGATTTAGACGTTGACACATTCATTACACAAACGCAAGGCATGCAACAACGTGCAATTCATGAAGCAATGAAGGTACGAGCATTATCTCTTTCTTGGACTGATAAGTTCATCAACGGTGATAGCATAGCACGCCCTAAAGAGTTTGATGGTTTGAAAGCACGTATTGCAGACAGTCAAGTTATCTCAGCAGGAACAACCGCTAACGGTGCAGCTCTTAGCTTAGATAAAATGGACGAAGCTATTGACGAAGTGTTGTTTCCAACGCACATCATCATGAATAAAGCAATGAAACGTAAGTTCATCAAAGCAGCTCGTACAACTTCAGTGAGCGGAAACGTAACACAAGAGAAGGACGAAATGGGTAAAACTGTACATATGTATAATGGCCTACCAATCATTGCTCTTGATAAGAACGAAGCCGGCGCTAACATTCTTGGATTCAACGAAGCTTCTTCAAGCGGCACAGCAACCTCAACATCTATTTATGTAGTTAGCTTGGGTGATGGCGGTGTTGTTGGTTTACAGAACGGCGGTATTGACGTACGTGACCTTGGTGAGCTAGACACAGCACCTCTTTACAGAACACGTATCGAATGGTTTAGTGGCATGGCGGTTTTTAATGCTAAAGCAGCATCAAGAATTAAGTTCATTGGCGATTTAGACATCGTAGCGTAGACAAACAATATATTAGGGCTGGTTGGTTTAATCAGTCCTTAACATAAATAGGATAAAATAACAAAATGGCAAATTTATACTCAAGATTCACATTTGATGATGATTTAAAAGTACAAGACGCGGGCTTAGTAGCAGCATCAGCAAACGGCGACTACATAGTTGATTTAGGAGCTGGTCTCTTTGATGGCTTTCTAGTTTTAGATGTAACAGCGGTTGAGGTGGCGTCAACAGACGAAATCTATCATGCATATTTAGAAGGCTCAAATGTAGCTGCGATGACTAGTGGTTCAGTAGCACTAGCTAAGATAGAGATGGGTAACGCAACTGACCCCGCAGATGCTGACACAGGCGTAGGTCGATTCGCTCTACCATGTCGTAATGAGCAGAACGGAGTGATTTACAGGTATGTAAGACTTCGCTTAGTAGTTGAAGGAACAATTGCAACAGGTATTAACTTATCTGGTTTCTTAGCAAAACGATAGTTCTTAAAGAACTCGATGGAGGTGAAAGGCCTCCTCCTAATTGAATAAAAAACAACATAAGATGCTAAAGCATTCACGAGGACACTATGAGAGATAAGGATAATGTGGCTCAGCTTGCCAAATACAGAAAAGCAGCCCAGGAGGCATCATCGCAAGAGAAGTACGAAGAAGAAGAGCAAACAGTTTTCTCGTGCAATACATGTGGTGACCATTTAATGGTTATAGATACCGATTACGTAATTAGTTGTTCAAGTTGTGGAAATAAGATTCTTGAAATGAATATAGAATTTGAACTAGAAGAATACGACACAGAAGACGAGGAAGACAACAATGACGATAATAGTTGAAGATGGCACGCAAGTGACAAGCTCAGACAGTTACATCTCTTTAGCAGATGCAAGAACAAGAGCAACAATATTAGGCGTGTCTATTAGCGCCACAGACGGCACAGCAGAGCTTCAATTATTACAAGCAGCGCTTTACATAGATAGAAAATACAGAGCAACATTTAAAGGTGCTAAAGTAAGTCCTTCAACTCAATCTATGCAATGGCCCAGAGAATATGTTGTTATAGATGAAGGTGACTTAAACTATGTTGCTACAACAACAATACCTCAAGAGCTCATAGACGCTCAGATATATGCAGCGGCTCAAGTAGAGGCTGGAGAAAGTTTATATAGTAACAATGATGGGTTGTCCGTAGCTTCTTATGAAGTACCTGGCCCCATTAAAGTGAATTACTTTGACAACGGTAAAACAGGTGAACAACTTAGATTTGGAGACATACACGGAGCTATAAAGCCTTTAATAGAAGGTGGTGGCGGGTCATCTTCCATACGTTTAAGGAGATAGAACATGGCAAAGTTTAATTACAGTAAAATGACAAGCGTTGCTAATAAGTTACTTAAACAGTTTGGTGGAACAACAAAAGCAGTTATAACAAAAGCAATAGATGTACCAGCAACATATAACGTCGTCACTAATGAATATGTAACAGATGGTGGGGGAGCTGCAACAGCTTTAGAAGGTTGGGCGGTTGGTAGTCCTTTCTCACAGGAATATGTAGATGGCACACTTATAGAGAAAGAAGACATTAGGTTAGTATTTGAGGTTGTAGCAGGAGCTTCCGCACAGCCAGAGACAGGCGACTTGGTAACATGGCAAAGCGTTGTATATACAATTATGAACGTTGATGTGATAAGTCCGGCAGGTGCTGACATTGTTTACATATGCCAAATAAGAAATTAACAAACGTTCGCAGTTCATGAACAGAGGAACACATAACATGTCAGAAGATAGAAAGAGAACTATAAGCATTATAAGTGTTAAAGATGAGTTTGGTAAGGTTATTGAACTTGGTCAGTTAAGTGACAATGGTGGGTATTTATATTCAGATAAAGGCTCAAGACTGAAGATAGTTAAAGATGAATCAATAGAAGGTATGTTGGAGCTTATTAAAGAAAGCGACCTATGAGCATATCAAAACTAATTAAAGAAGTACAAGCAGCTATAGAAGAAGCTGAGGAAGCAGCAACGGACGCCATTAGAGCGTCTTACTTTACGTTAGGCAACAACATCATTAACAAAACACCTGTTGGTAATCCTAAATACTGGAAAAGTAAAGCTCCAAAGGGTTATTCAGGTGGTACATTAAGGGCTAATTGGATAAGTAATATTGGCGCTCCAAGTAGTAAGTACTTTGCAGATAAAGAACAAAAAGGGGCAAAGGGATATGCAACTGACTCATTAACGGCTATTAGCAGCGCATACAAGGTCGGTCAGACGTTATTTATAGTTAACAATAGTCCTTATGCTGCTCGTATAAACAATGGCTGGAGCGTACAGAGAGACGTTAATGCTGGATGGGTGGATAAGGAAGTATCAAAGTTTAGTAACATACTGAACGCCCTAGTAAACAAGAACAAGGTGAAATAATATGAGCTTTTCAGATACATTATCAGCACTAAGTCAGAGGTTAGCAACATCTCCAAGCATTCCTACCATATTCTGGGGGAGTGTGAGAGAGAAGAGGGTAAGAGGGACTAGTTTTGTAAGACCTACATTTAGTCCTACTTCTTCTTCTGCCTTCCATTTTGACAATGGTGCACAAGAGAACATAGGAATTTATACAGTGTCATGCTTTAGTAAAGTTGGAGAAGGAGAAGGCCCCCTACTTGCTATAGTTGATGGCATTGTTGAACATTTCAAAGAATCGGTAACGCTCACCCAAGGTTCTACAGAGGTTTATATAACCAATGTTGGCATAGGTGAAGTTGCTGTGATAGAGGATGGCGTGTGGTTACAATGCAACGTAATAATTACATATAAGAACATTCAAGAATACATTTAATTAAATAGAGAGAAACATTAACATGGCTAATAACTTTAATAGCGCAATAACAATTACGTTTGAAGACCAAAGTGATGCCGCACAATCCCTAGGAAAGATTCAAAGCTTTTCAGGCATTGACGGCTCAGCAGGGGACACAGACATTACCACATTCGGCTCAGGAACATATAAAGAATATGCTCAAGGAATGGCAGACGGTGGAAGCATTACAATTGGTGTGATACGAGACTTTGACAATGTTGGTCAAGCGGCTGTATTGGCATCACTAACAGCACGTTCAACAAGAGAAATGGTTATAACATTTCCATCAGGCACAATTAATACAGTCACAGTGTCTGGTCACGTTAATTCGTTTGATGCAGATGGTGCAGACATTGACGGCGTGTTACTTGGAACCATATCATTCAAGATATCAGGCGCTCCAGCATATTCAGCAGTTTAGTAGAACAATTTCATGTGTTGTTATTCATTTAGCAGCACACAACATCATAATTTAAGGTAAATATATAACATGGCTATTTTAAACAAGAAACAAATTCTATCAGCAGAAGACAAGAGAACAGAAGAAATTAACATTCCTGAGTGGGGTGGCAGCGTCATCATATCAACCATATCAGGTACAGCACGAGACGCTTTCGAACAATCTCTTGTGGATGGTAAAGGAAACTATAAACCTAAGAACGTTAGAGCCAAGTTACTTATAGCTTCATGCGTTAATGAGAAAGGTGCCCCATTGTTTACGAAAGAAGACATTGTTGCTTTAGGTAATAAGAGTGGTGCAGCATTAGATAGATTGTTTGCAGCTGTTCAGAAGCTTAATGCAGTTACTGACGAAGATGTTGAGGAATTAGCAAAAAACTAATGGCCCACCCCTTTAGACGATATTGCTTTGATTTAAGTGAACGTTTGGGATACACAGTTGGTGAGTTATTAGAAAGGTTAGATTCAAGAGATTTGGCTGAATATATAGCCTATGACAGAACCAATGACGAGAAGTGGGCAAAGAGATTTAAACAATCTAATCGAACAGAAGAAGATTTGGAGAACGACATTAAGAAGTTCTTTAAGATGGCATAAAGAAGAAGGTAATAAATAAGATGGCAACAATATCATCAATAGTAGTTGAGCTGAAAGCAAAGAATGCACAGTTCAATAAAGGAATGAAAGAGTCCTTAAAGAAGTTAAAAGGATTTGCTAAGCCTGCCGCTGCTGCCGTTGCTGGAGTTAAAAGAATGTCCTCAGCATTCACGGCCGCTGGTAAGAAGATGGCCAAGGCATTTAAAGCAGCCATAGCAAACGCTAAGAAGGTAGGAACAACGCTTAAGAACGCCGCTATGAGCGCAGGAGGGGCAATTGCTGGTCTAGTTTCAGTTGCTACAGGGTTTGCCACCGTTAATATGGTGACAGACATAGCCAGAGCAGCTAAAGAGACAAAGAATTGGGCAGAAGTGCTTAACGTAGGAACTAAAGAGTTACAAGAGTTTACATTCGCTATGAAAAGCTTAGGACATGACTCGGAAGGTGCTGCACAAATACTTAAAGACATATCTGAGAAGATAGGAGACTTTGTAATAACAGGTGGTGGTGCTGCAGTGGACATTTATGAACGTTTAGGACTAGACAGTACAGCGTTTAATAAATCAAACCCTATTGAATCTTTACAAATGATTAAAGATGCAATTGATAGGTTAAAAGGTACAACTGATGAATTAAGTAAGAAAGAAGAGAACTTCTTATTTGAATCTATTGTTTCGGATGCATCTAAGATTGTGCCTTTACTAGAGAAAGGAGGCGAGAAGCTTAAAGAATTCTATTCTATAGCAAATAAGTCAGGCGTTGTCCTTTCTGATGAAGAACTTAATAAGTTAGCAGACTTTAATAGTCAAATTGTTGTACTTGGTGCACAATGGGAAGGTGTAAAGAATCAAATATCAATGGCTTTACTTCCTATACTTACAAAAGTAGTTGCTAAAGTTAAAGAAATGTTTGAATCAGGTGAAGCACAGAGCATATTACAAACTGGTGCTAGAATGTTAGCAGAGGGACTTGATAAGATTGTTACAGGCGCTAAAGCAGCGGTTGGATACATTGCATCTATGGGGGCGGCAGCTAAGGAAGTGCAATGGCATCTTGAAGCAGCTGTACATGCTATGCATGAACTTAATAACAGCTCACCAGTGCAGTTTATTAAAGACATGGCAAGACATGCTAAAGAATATGCAACAAACATAGCTGAAGGAGCTAAGAACATAACCCCATTAGGTGCTAATAATAGAAATGCTATTAAATCAGACCCAAGAAGTCAAGAAGAACTTGCAAGTGCAGGTAGAGCCAACTTAATGATAGATAGTTTCAAGAAGTTAGTAGGTCATTATAAGAAGGCTGGAGACTCTAACAAGAAGGTTGTAGACTTACAGTTAGTAGCGGCTAAGATAATGGAGAAAGCGGCAGCAACCAACGTTAAAGCGTCTGGTGGCAGCACTACAAACGTATTAAAAGAGTTAAGCGACGGTAGAGACAGCAGTAGCACATTTGCTGAACGTGTTAAGGCTCAAGAAGCAGCTAATAAGAAGGTTGTTGCAGAAGCTAAGAAGAAACAAAGCAGTGAAGTTAAATATAACGATAAGTTAAAGTTAGCTAATGAGCAGCTTAGGGAACAAGCCATGCTTATTCAACAAATACGTAAAGAACAAGAACAAATGGCCACAACAACAGACTTTAGTTCTGGAATTGGTGCCTTGTCCTCCATCTTAGACAAAGCTACAGACGAGAATGCCTCGGTAGTTCAAAGAAGAGAGCAAAGGAAGTTATTTGACCTTTCATCTTCACAATTTAATCAAACTAAGTTCGACGGTGAAGGAAGTAAGGTTAAACTTGAGGGAACTATTGGAATCTCTTTAGAAATGGACAAGAACGGCATAATAACCCCAATTATTAAATCTAAAAAGTTTAATGACGAGGTTAACGACATAGTTATTGAAACAGTTAACAAACAATCACGTAAAACAGACAGGTAGATAAAACATTATGGCATTAGCAGACTTAACATATAAGTTATACACGAATACAGGGGGAACAACCTTGTTTACTGGTACTATTGAATTAGTGCATCAGACGGATTTATCAGATGGTAGTCAAGACACTGTTTTATATTTCATGTCACTAACAGCAGACAGAACATTAAAGGCCACTAGCAGCCCAGGAGTTGACCAAGTAGCACTAACCCCCACTGATGCTATAGTGGATTGGACAGTGGCTACAGCATACAGTTTGGGGGACACAATTGAACCGTCAACGGCTAATACTTATTGCTATGTATGTACAACGGCTGGTACAAGTCACGCCTCAGTAGAGCCCACATGGAATACAGGAGCCCCAGGTTCAACAAATACAGACGGTACAGTTGTTTGGACATTAAGAGGTAAGAGACATGAAGTAAATGAGATAAAGTTGGCAACAACACTTGCAGGACTAGACACAGCAACAGCAGGTGCAGCTTTAAACCTTGGTACTTCATTGGCTTCTGGCTCAGGCAATCAAATACAGGTTCATGTAAGAGTTACCAACGCTGTAGCAACAGTTAGTAACACAACATCATTAGTCGACATCGGCGTTAACATAAACAACGTACAAGAAGAGGCGGTTTAATATGACATTAAGAATATTCGCAGACCAAGCAGAAGCCGTGCTTGATGGAGCACATACAGATAGTGTTACAACTATTTCTCTTGTTGATGCTTCTTCTTTTCCTACTCCAACAGGTACAGATTACGCTATTATAACAATTGATGACGGTGCAGGCAACTACGAGCACATTAAATATACCGGCAACTCTACCAATGACTTAACTGGATGTACAAGAGCACAAGAAGGAACTTCTGCAACAGCTTGGAGTGGTGCCGAGGTTGTAGAGATAAGAGAAACAGCTTCATGGATGGCCAATCCACTGTCTGGAGCTTCTGACCCTACTTTATTAGCCCCTTTGGATGTATCTAGCGCTGATGCCTATATGAAGTTTGGAGGTTCTAGTACTTCAACAGCATATAACATCATTGGAGTTGGTGGAGTGCCTCAAATAACCGGTGCAGCTAATTATAAGATTTCATTTACTTCAACCTCTATATATATGAATGCTGGCACAGCTTGGTACTCCATAGTAATGGCCAACAACGCAGGTATGACAGTGACAACTAATAACGTTGCTAGGATACAAGCTAACAACAGTGGTGTCCAATTCGGAGCAGCTGGCGCAAGGATTCTTACAGTTAAAGACGAAGACGATATGACGTCAAACAGTGCTGTGGACTTAGTCACCCAACAAAGTGTAAAAGCTTATGTTGATTCTGAGAAAGCTATTAACGCAACTAGTATCAGTTTTGATTCAGGTACTAATACATTAGATGAATACGAAGAAGGTACATGGACACCAGTACCCCAGGGTAGTAGTACAGCAGGCAGCCCAACAGGCACTTTTGCAGGTGCTTACACAAGGATTGGCGATAGAGTGTTTTTAACGTGTCAATTAGTGTTTACTAGTTTAGACACTATGGCTGGCAACTTTAAAATCGGCGGGTTTCCATTTTCTTTCAGTACAAGTGCAGTGCATAGGGCTGGAGCGGCTACATCTTTCAGAAACAACTTCGCCAATGACTTTGTGATGGGAGGTTATATGTCTGCGGCCACAGTATTTCAACCGACGAGCTCAGAGATTGACAACACTACGGTCACGGTATCTGATTTGACAAGTACTACAAATTGGTATTTCTCAATATTCTTAAAAATATAAAAGGTAATAAAATGATAACAAAAGAGATTAACATAGCAAGATTTGATATGAACCCAGAAAATAAAACAGTTTCAATTAGAATGGATACTATAATAAAAGAAGATGGAGTTGAATTAAGCCGTAAGCATCATAGATGTGGTTTTGCTCCTGGTGATATTGGTAAAGTAGAAGCTTCCTTAGGTGAAGATGCCTTAGAGGTTGTTTATCTTAAACTAGTGTGGACAGACAAAGTTATAAAAGACTACAAAGCAATGCAGGACGAGTAGGAGTAGTTAAATGGCATTAAATGGCGGAGCAATAAACTCCAACGCAATAAACGCAGGGGCTGGTGGATTTACATCAGCTACCGGCTCGGCTTCTATAGGCATAGCTCAGATAGTTGCCAAGCTCGGCACCCGTCGGATTTACATCAATAGGTTAAACAGAGGAATAAACAAATGGCAATCGGTAAACGTTCTATAGCAAAATCGTCCATTGCATCAGTCGGCGGCGGCTTTACAACTATAACGGGCTCAGGTCAGCTTATAGGGATAGGACAAAACACATTAAACCTTGCTTCTTCTGGTTCACTTATAGATGTAGGTCAAAGTGTTGCATTAAGTGGCTCAGGTCAGTTAATCGGCATAGGTCAAGACATAGAGTTAAGAATAAGTGGTGTTGGTCAATTAATAGGTATTGGTCAAAACCTGCGAACTTCTTACACGGGTGGGAAATTCGTAGACATAGGACAGAAAGTAAGAACAGCAGCTGATCTTGTGGCATTACAAGCAAGAGGCTTTGATTTTGAGGTGTTTCTAGGTGGCTATAAGATACCAAACAATCAAATAACAAGTAATGCAACAGTGTCAGTTGGTGAAGACTCAGCAACTATTGCAACATTCACAATAAGACCAGGTTCTGGTATACAAGACACATCTCAATACTTTGGTAAAGACATAGTAATAGCTGCATCAAATGCAACCGGTACAATGTATCGTATATTTACTGGTATTGTTGATATAGCAGACTTTGACGTCATCTTGGGGGAAACAACCCTAACAGCAACGAATAGACGTAAAGAATTACTTAAGGAAATAACAACCCCTTTAATTAAGTTTGGAACTGCACATAACACTGCGTATTTAATAGACGAAACACAATCAAATGAGGATTTAATTGAAGCTATTTTGCCTTATGCTCCTTATGCCTTAGATTTTGATGCTTATAACAACTATACATACACAGCATGGGAACCTAAAGCAACACCAGACATTATATTGACTGGTTCAGAGATATATAAAAGGAAACCAACAATTGAATTAGTTTCAAGAGGTAGAATAATAAACAAAGTCAACCTAACAGTTGAATATGAATATACAAGATTACATTACATTCAATATACACACAATTGGTCTAGTGGTAATATTAACTTTGGTGACTTCTTAAGAAATGCATATTCAATGGTTAAGAAAGCAACAGCAGCAACCGCATTAAGTGGTGCGGGTTGGATTGTTAAGAATAATATTTCATACGGTGAGTTACCAGACGCTGGTTGGTATGGTGGCATATTATGGGTTGGAGACATTCCACAATATACAAGTACAACTTCTGGGGTTGTTGACAGCAACGGAAGGAATGTTGTTAATAATACAGTTTCAGGCTTAACAAGTATTGGAGGTGTTCATTGTTTAAGTGCTTCGGCTCAATTAACAAGACGTTTCACTCAACAATTGGTTAAGAAGTATAGTTTATCTGTTGATTCATCTACAAGTCAATCATTCTTCGGGGTTGTTGATAGTGAGAGCTCCTACACCTTTGCGGATGTATACGACTCTTCACGATGGACTGGTGCAGGTGGTTATGAAGCCAGCTTTGACGTAGATAATGGCACTACATTGAACTTAAATACAACACAGTCACATGATGTTGCTGCAAATGAGTCAATTGCTAAATCAAACGTTCAGGCTGTTATTGATAAAGCTAGAACTAAGATATTAGAATCACATAGAGAGAACATTGTAAAATGTGACATTAAGATTCGACCTGATGTACAAATGCACCACACTGTAAGGGTTAATTTTGACGAAATAGTTGCAACAGGTAAGGTTAAAGGCTATACACATACAATTGACTTTAAAGAAACCAATAGCCATACAGAAATGGAGATTGCATTTTATAATATAGGTGCTGGTGGAGCTGACACAGTGACAACATTACCAAGTATAAGCGTTCCTAGTTCGGGAACAATACAGTCGTCTAAAACTTCCGGGTCAAACTACGGAGTTGATTCTTCAACATCAACAAAAGACGGTTTCTACGGCAATAAATATGGAAATGGAGGTTCTGCAAGAACTCAGTTCAACGAAGTACTTAGAATTGATGGAATGTCAATACCAGCAGGTATGACAGACGGTGTACGAGGAACAGCCTCAGCAACATATAACGTATCAATTCCGACTTCATCATTAACCATAACCTATCCGACAGTGTTCGGGTAGAAACTTAACAAATAAAGGTTTATACACATGGCAAACTCATTTGCAAAAGACGTACGACGAATTGTCGGCGAAGAGAAAGACACAGCAGAACCAACAGGTCTTAACGTTGTTGGAGGCATTGCTTCACAAAGAGGCAGTGCCTCACAAGGAAGCGGAGGTGGTGGAGGTGTGACATATATAGGTGAAAACGATATTG